CGAGTAATTGCATCGTTTACTTCGAAGAGAACACCATTTGCAGTTCTTCCTAGAGTCCTCTTGATGTAATTGATTAGACGAACGACATTCACACGAGTTAGAGTGGAAGTTGTGGTTCCTTCTTGTGTGATATCACCGAATAAGTAGACACCATCACCAGCAATACCAATTATGGAATTGATTTTGTTGTTGTATAGATTATCTTGTTCGGTTGCAGTTGGGTTCTTGATTAACCGAACAGTGTTGAGGATTCTTCCTCTACGAGTTCCTGCTGGTGAGAACCAGCGTTGTGAATCTCTATCTGTTCTTACAAAGCATCCGGCGGCATCGCTGGCTAGTGGGATGGTGACATAATTTGTTGTACCAGTGTTAGATATACCCAACATAACCTTTTCACCACCAACTGCGAATAACTTATTATCAGCATTGGTTAGTGTTGGATATACAGTTGGGGTAGATGGAACAGTAGAACCACCAGTATAACCATCATAAGTTACACCAACAATTCCAATGATATCATCTCTATATGATGTTATGTTTGATACTGCTGTGTAATGTGTGCTTATTGCTTGTGCGGTGAACATCGAATCTAGAGCGATACTTGAATCATAGAAAGTGCTTGCAGTTTCTGCAATCTTGAGAACACCACCGTAAGTTAGGTAGTTATAGGCTGAGTACCAATCAGTTGCCCACGAACCAGTTGGTCCTGATCCACTGAGTCCACCAAAAGTTGTTCCATTTAGTTTTCCTACCCAGTCACCTATTGTTTCGACTGTCATGTAACCGACTTGATTGTCTTGGGTTACACCGAACAGGTCTACCAGAGATGGGGTTGTTAGACTAACCATACCGGAGATATGGGTGCCTGGCGCTTCAGATCCAGCCACTACGAATGAATTGTCTACTAAAGTTACTGTTACTTTTGGTCTTGTTGGCATGTTTTGCTCCTAGAGATGTCTTACTCTAGGGGTATTTATTGTTTTGATTATTTCAGTCCTTCGGCATTCCAGACATCGGTTCCGTCTGAAAACGACTTCATATCATCTTCATCATACGAAGAAATAAAACCAAATGGTGCTAAATCTTCCTCAAGTTGTTTGATTTCGTTTTGAAATAGAGCCATTCTGGTGTCTAGGTTGGTAAGTTCCTTGAAATAAGGTTGACGAGACAACCAAGCAAACAGAACTAGAGACATAACCAAGTCATCATTGTGTCCTTCCTCGGCAGAATAACTTTGTGCTTTACTAACAAATGACATCAATTCTGTTAAGATTTCGTAGTCTTCTAGGATCAATTTGTCCTGTTCTATCATGTTTTTGAGAACAGAACAACCAAGTCTTTTTACTTGTGAAGTAGTTCTGACACCAAAAACGCTCTCTCCTTTACCAAATCCACCACTTACAACTTGTCCCTTTCTTCCCTTCATGCTAGACATAAGCACATGCTCATACTCCAATTCGCTGTGTAGGATGTCTGCAACCTGACCACCAATGTCATTGATCTCAATAAAAAGATAGGCTTTATTGTACTTGTATCCGGTTTTTTCTATTACAGTCGGATATAGCATAGGAGATATTAAGTTATTCCTAAACTTACATACTAATCTATAAGGTGAACTTGTCGCGTCAATTACGGTAAACGCGCTATAGTCCTTTCCTTGTCCCCGTGCTGTATCTACCGCAATAAAGTATAAGTGATCATCTTTTGGTTCTTCGTAAACAGTCAAACCATCTTTAGTTGTATAGATCGGTTCTTTCCATGCCATTGCATTTAATTTAGCAGTGGAGATCAAAGTATTAGATGAACCCAAGAAATTACATTCGAACTCAGATTCGAATTGCTTCTCAGATGTCTGCTTGATCATCTCCTCTTTCCACTTCTGATCCCGGAGTTTACCACCAGCAGTAGATGGAACCTGCGACCAGTGAACCTCTATGGGAACATATTCATTCTTTCCAGACTCTCCGGGTTTCTTTGTAGCGCCCTTCCAGAGTTTGTAGAACATGTTCAGACCATTTGGAGTAGAGATCAGCAATACCTTTGTACTCAAACCAGAGGTAATGGTTGGGAACACGGAACTGAAGAATTCTTCTGCAATGTTCTGAGGAACGAATGCAAACTCATCAAGGAACAACAGATTGAAAGATCCACCACGGACAGCAGATGCTGATGTAGAGGATGCTAGGATCTTAGAACCATTCTCTAGTTGAATAGATCCTTTGTTCCATTCCAGAATACCTTGTTGCAACCATTTTGGCAAATACTCGTAAGCCAATTTCAAACGAGACAACATTTCGCGTGCTGTCGATTGCTTGTTAGCAAGAATGGCTACACTCATGTTTTGGTTGAACAAGATGTAATGAAGAATGTATGCAATAACTGTGGTTGACTTACCAGACTGACGAGGCAGTTTAGCGATCACATAACGATTGTCATGGATCTTACTGATGATATCTTCTTGGTAATCATACAACCCGAAAGGTACAAGACCTTTATCTAGAGTTACAATCTTAACATAGTTTTTAGTGAAGTAGATCGGATCGTTTGCACACTTCACATATTCTTCTACTTGTTCTTTTGTAAATTCAATTTTTACTCCGGGTCCCTTTAGATTGGGATTACCGAGGTAACTTTTACTGTCGTTCTTCCCCATTGGTATCTAATGCCTTTCTTCTGCTACGACTTTCATTTACTAAGTCTTGCAGATCACTTGTCGAACCAACATATATGGCATTTGTTGTGTTATTATTAACAGTGATTTTTTCTTTTTCAATTTCTTTCTTTTGCTGATGAAGACCCATCAAGTCTTTATTCATTTCAGCAAGTTGCTTCGCAAAGTTTGATACAACCTCAAAACCACGAGGAGAATCTAAACTTTGAGCCAATGATATTGCATTATCTAGACTATCTTTACCCTTCTCGATTAGTTCTTTAAGATTTTCTCTAGCATATTCAAAGTCTGAGTCCATTTTCTTTTGTTGGACTTCTGGACTTGCTGGTTTTACTGTTATTTCTTTCGGTGCTGGTTTGAAATTCACACCTAAACTTTGAGAAATAGAATCAAAAACTTTTGGTACTTCTTCGTTCATAATTAATCATCCTCAAAAATATTAATATCAACTTCCTTGATGATTCCAGAACCACCTTCTTTGATACGACCATAGATGTATGCTTTGGCTGTAAAGGAAAAAGTTGAAACAATCATTCTTCTAGAAGACATATCACCTTCATATGTCTCTGTTAGATTTGTACTATTCAACACAATTGGAACATCGACATTTACATCCAGTTCATTCATATTTAATGTGACTATGAATTCTGGAGAAAAATAAGGAAGTATTTGTTCTATGATTTGAAGGTTGTCTTCAATTGTTCTGGTAAAACAATACAAACCATATTGAACATTATATGGTACTTCAGCATATGATTGATATGTGTTTGTGTTCTGTTCGTCTATCTTTACGCTTCTTGACTTTGTATTTAATTTATTGATCTTTCTAACCGGATCATATTGAAGGTTAGTAATTTCAAATCCCAAACGAGGAAGCATCGTTTCGATCTTAACATTGTTTGAGATAGAACTGGCTTCTGTCAATCTACGAATAAACTTTTCTTTACCAGAATAAGTGATAGGAACATTTGTTTTTTCTGCTACACCATCTGATGTTCGATTTTGTACATAGATTTCATCAAATAGACCACCAAAGGCTAATGTTAACTTTCGTAAAGTTTGATTATAATAGTACTGAAACATTAGTAACTTCCTTCAGAGAATGGGTCGATATCGGTGAAATCATAGATTCCAAGACTATCTCCAGACTGTTTGAGATGTTCGTTATCGCCTTCTGCTGTAGAATCGATTGGAGTGATCGGTATAACGATATCTGTTCCTGTGATTCCAGTAACATAAAACTCTGCGCCAGAATCTTTTCCTTTGATTGTTTGTGAAGAATACAAGAACGATCCACTAATTCCATAGATGCTCATTGTGTTTGCAGCGTCATTATACTTGAAGCACATGGCTTCTGCTGTGGCATTTGAATATGTTCCACCAGTTACACCACGAACTTGGAATATAGTCTCACCGTCATAGAAACTTAGATCAGTAGTTACTTCTGTAGAAAGTGTAAACTTATATACTGCTTCTTTTGTTTCTGTCATGACAACATCAACATCGGTTTCACCTGTATTGAATTCGTCATTATCAATTGTGGTGAGTTCGCATGTTAATGCGTATGTGTATAATTTGCCAAGTTGATAAAATGGATTCTCGTGTTCAACAAAGTTGATTTCAAATAAACCTTTGCTTAGTGGAAAGTAAATAAGATCACCTTCTCGTGGTCTGGTGATCCCATCATATTTTTCTACAATCTCTTTGATGAATCTCTTCTTGGAGATAATCAAAACCATCTTATCTCGTACTTCAAGACCAAACTTGGAGATAATGTCTCCTTCACCTTCAAAGCCAGACACAGAAGCAATGTACATTTCGAGTGGAAATGCTTTATTGAACTT